CAAAGGAATATTAGTTTTAAATAAGGAGGTTAAAATGAAAAAGTGGTGGAAAAAATTTGTAGCATGGCTATGGGGTTAATATGAGTAAATGTAAACAGTGTGAAAAAGAGTTTCAACCAAAAGATGAGCTAGATCAATTCTGTAGTCAGGATTGTAAAGAGGAGGCATTAGCTGAATTAGATTCTAGTTCTGATGAGTGCCTATCATGTCAATAAAAATCGATGAGCACACAAGTATCGGTCTTCCGTTACGTAATTTAATAGGGTTGATCGCAGCCGTAATTGTAGGTGCGTGGTTTGCATTCGGTGTAATTGAAAGATTGAATGCATTAGAGACAGCTAACAAATTATTTGAACAAGACTTATTAGAAGCATCAGCACAAAAACCAATTGATCAAGAACAGTTTATGTTATTAGAACACATTGCTGAAGGACTTGAAAAATTAACAATAAGAGTTGATGGTATGATGAATAATAGAGTTAATATTGAAAGACTACAAATGGATGTAGAGAGATTAAGAATTGATACAGAAAAATTGAAAGATAGTGTAAGAGCTAATATTGGTAAATTAAATGGGGATCATTAATGGTACAAACAGTTATTGCACTTTGTTTATTTATAGGTGGTCAATTAATTGAACATCGTATTCAACCCGATATCTCTACATGCTTAAAGATGAAACGTGAAGCGACACGGAACATGGATATGAATGATAAACGTTTTATGTGTGGCGAAGTTGAAGCACAGGTTGAAAAAAATATAGACGGTAGTATAAGTATAGACAAGATTATAAAATCAAAATAATGAACCTTTCACGTAATTTTACATTACAAGAGCTAATTAAATCGGACACTGCGATACGATTAGGAATTGATAATAATCCTAATGCTAATCAAATTGAAAAATTAAAATTACTTTGTGAAAATATTTTACAACCAGTTCGTGATCACTTTGGCCCAGTATCCGTGACTAGTGGATTTCGTACCCCAGACCTATGTCTTAAAATAGGTAGCTCAATTACTAGCCAACATTGTAAAGCAGAGGCTTGTGACTTTGAATGTCCAGGTAAAGATAATGCTGAAGTTGCAGATTGGATTTATAAGAATTTAGATTTTGATCAAATGATTTTAGAATTTTATGTACCAGGAGAACCTAATAGTGGTTGGGTTCACTGTAGTTATGTAAGTGAAAAACCCAGAAAACAATTCTTGCGAGCATTTAAAGAAGATGGTAGAACTAAATATAAACCAATTATAGGAAAAGCAAAGGATTTAGTATGACAATAGGTAGATCTCAAATGACACAGCAAATAGATGGTAAATTACGTGGTGCAAAGAAACAAAAGAAAAAGAAGCTTCAAGTTAAAAAATCCAATAAAAAGAATTCTAGGACATTTACTGTTTAAGCCAAAAGTGGTACAATCAAAGAAGTTGTACAACCGTAAGAGGCTTAAAAATGACGAAGTTATGTAGTCGAGGCAAAGCGGCCGCTAAAAGAAAATTTAAGGTATACCCTAGTGCGTATGCTAACGCTTATGCTTCAAAAATATGTGCTGGTAAAATTAAAGACCCATCTGGAAAGAAAAGAAAAGATTGGGGTCCTAAAAAAGCTTATCAAGGTAAATTCATTCAAGTAGAAATGGATGGTCAATCGTACAGCAATCCGTCTCTTGTAAGTTATTATGGAGACTTGATAGATGAGTAAGAATGGTTTAAAAAAATGGTTTTCAGAAAAATGGGTAGATATTGGAGCGAGAAAAAAAGATGGTTCTTATCAAGAGTGTGGACGAAAGTCTGCGAGCTCTTCAAAAAGGAAGTACCCAAAGTGCGTACCACTTGCAAAAGCCACTCGGATGACAAAGTCGCAAAAGGCGAGTGCTGTCAAACGAAAACGTGCCGCCCCGAACACTGGCCCTAAGCCAACTAATGTTAGAACAGCTTTTATGGGAGGAATGATACCTGTATCTCCGTCTCAAGCAATAGCTGCAGCACAACAATCTGCTCCACAGGACTATATTAATTACAAAATGACAGGTAATATACAACCTGTAGATAAAGTAACTCAACCTGTTGAAACTGTAAAAAAAGAAGAAGTAGAAGAAAAAAATTCAGGAGGTTTAGTATTTACTAAATCTATACAACAAAATTATTATAAAGATTTAATATAGGAGGATAAATATGATGAAAACTATGCCAGGTGGCGGAAACGCTTACGCAAGAATGTCTTCTCTTAAAACCGAAAAAGCTAAATACGGTAAAGAGATGAAGAAGAAAAAAGATAAGAAGAAAAAGAAAAAAGATAAATAATGGCTACAAGCGGCACAACATCTTTTGATTTATCTATCGATGAGATAGTAGAAGATGCCTATGAGAGAATAGGTATGAGAATTAATTCTGGTCATGATATTAAATCAGCTAGAAGAAGTTTAAATATTTTATTTTCAGAATGGGGTAATAGAGGTGTGCATTTATGGAAGGTAGCTTTAAATGAAGTTGCTTTAGTTGCAGGTCAAGCAAATTATACAGTACCAACGAATGTTAGTGATGTATTAGAAGCTTATATCTCAACTGCAGGGGGAACTCCTGGAACAACCACTAATGATTTAACTTTATCTAAAATTGACAGATCAGCTTATGCCGCTTTACCAAACAAAGGTGTTCAAGGACAGCCTTCTCAATACTATGTAGATAGACAAACAACACCAGTTATTTATTTATATCAAACTCCAGATTTATCGACTTATACTTATTTAAAATATTATTCAATTAATAGAATAGAAGATGCAGGTGCTTACACAAATACTGCGGACGTATCTTACAGATTTATTCCATGTATGATTTCTGGATTAGCTTATTATTTAGCTATGAAACGTTCTCCAGAAAGAATGGAAATTTTAAAAATGTCTTATGAAGACGAAATGAAAAGAGCTTTAGATGAAGATGGTTCTAGAACAAGTTTATTTATAACTCCAGAGAGTTATTTTCCACAAGGGTAAATTATGGGAAGATTTGCAAGAGGTAGTAGAGCTTTATCAATATCAGACAGATCAGGAATGCAATTTCCTTATCAAGAAATGGTAAAAGAATGGAATGGTTCCATTGTCCATTATTCGGAGTTCGAGAAAAAACATCCACAGTTAGATCCTAAATATCATGCTGCCGATCCTCAAGCTTTAAAAAAAGCTAGACCTGATACTTCTAGAGGAACAGGAATTACTGTATCTTTAGATCCTAAATATTGGGATGGTCAATTTACATCAAATGGAATGCAGCCTAGTATATCTCCAACAGAAGAAAATAATAAAAGACAAGCTGGAGTATCTATTGGAACAGTAACAGTGAGTATAACATAATGGCTACTTATAAATTTTATTATTCAACAACTGAAATAGCTTCTTTAGAAGAAAACTATGAATCTTCTGAAAATATAAAAAATGTAGAGACGGCTTTTAGAAATGATAAAGGTAATGTAGAATCTATAACAAGAATAGATATAGTAGCTGACCCTGATCAAATTAATACAGATGAAGCTTTAGGATATGTGAGGACATAATGGCAATAAGTTATTCAGATTTTTTAACACAGGTAAGAAATTACACAGAAGTAGATTCTAATGTATTATCCGATACATTAATCGCACAATTTATCAGAAACACAGAACTCGATATTGCTGGTAAAGTGGATTATGATGAAACTAGAAAATACGCAACTTCATCTTTCACAGCTAACAAAAGATACTTAGTAATGCCAGCAGATTTTTTAATCATTAGGTCATTACAGGTGTTCTCTACTACAGACCAGACAGGTAATCGTACTTTTATGGAAAAAAAAGATACTAGTTTTATAACAGAATATAATGGTACGGGAGCTACAGGATTGCCTAAATATTATGCAAATTGGGATGACAATAATATTGTCGTAGCACCTACTCCAGACCAAGCTTATGCGGTTCAATTGAATTACATTATTGACCCACCAGGATTCACTTCTACAACAACTAATTATTTGTCAGAATATCAAGAAGCTTTACTTCTTCATGGAGTATTAGCTGAAGCTTTTTCGTATTTAAAAGGCCCCCTTGATATATACAATTTATACAAAACGAAGTATAATGAAGAGATAGAAGCTTTTGCTCTTCAACAAATGGGTAGAAGACGTAGAAGCGAATATGATGATGGGGTTCTAAGAATTAAAGTACCTTCACCATCACCGTAAAATTTATATAAGGAGTTTTAAAATGGCAATAGACCAAGCAGTATGTAATTCATTTAAAAAAGAATTATTAGAAGGAATCCACGACTTTGAAAGTGGTGGAGATCAATTTAAATTAGCATTATACGAAGATACAGCAAATTTATCAGCAGCAACAACAGCATATCCTGGAGACAGTACAGGTGGACAAGTAGGTGATACTGGAGAGTATTCTCAAGGTGGAGGAGTTTTACAATCACAACAAACAGGTCTAGACACAGGTGTAGCGATTGTAACTTTTGCAAATTTATCTTTTACTGGTGTTACGTTAACCGCTAGAGGAGCTTTAATTTATAATGCAACAGAATCAGATAAAGCGGTAGCGGTATTAAATTTTGGTGGAGATAAAACTGCAACTGCAGGAACATTTACAATTCAGTTTCCAGCATTTACATCGACAGCAGCGATATTAAGAATTAGTTAAGGAGGTTAGATGGCTCTTGTCATTAACGATAGAGTTAAAGAAACCTCAACAACCACGGGTACAGGCACGCTTACTCTTGATGGTGCAGTATCTGGTTTTGAAACTTTTTCATCTGCGATTGGAAATACAAATACAACTTATTATGCAATCGTTAATGGCAACGGTGAATTTGAAGTTGGTTTAGGAACTGTTGGTGCAGGTACTTTATCTAGAGATACAATTATTTCTTCATCAAACAGTGATGCTGCAGTAAACTTTTCTGCAGGCACGAAAGATGTATTTTGTACACTCCCAGCTTCTAAAGCCGTTATACTTGATTCAAGTGGAAACATTGTTGCAAACAATGGATCTAATTTAACAAATTTAAATGCAGATAATTTAGCTTCAGGTACAGTACCTGATGCAAGGTTTCCTGCTACATTACCAGCAGCAAATGGTTCAGCACTTACAGATTTAAACGCAACTAATTTAGCAAGTGGTACAGTTCCAGACGCAAGATTCCCAGCAACACTTCCTGCAGTTAGCGGAGCAAACTTAACAAACTTAGATGCAGATGATTTATCTTCAGGTACAGTTCCAGACGCAAGATTCCCAGCAACACTTCCTGCAGTTAGCGGAGCAAACTTAACAAACTTAGATGCAGATGATTTATCTTCAGGTACAGTTCCAGACGCAAGATTCCCAGCAACACTTCCTGCAG